GATTCCCTAACCCCTGTCACGGGCCAAGTCAGGATGCCGTATTCCGACAGGTATATCACTCTGGTTCGTGTCGGCCGTATTGTCACCGCCTGCGCGTATATCACGCTGACAAGCAATTTCACTCAGGTCAGCAACGTGTCCGTCAACGAGACAATCCCGGAGGGTTTCAGACCGTCCGGCGATTCCCGCGCGCTCATGCGCGGCACCGACAACAGCGGCGCGGGCAGTTTCTACCTTTACGGCACCGCAGACGGGAAAATGGTGTTGAACGGCACCGGATATGCCGGCCGATTCGTCGGTATATCCGGCTGCTGGATTACCGCGTAGCTTTCCCTAACCCAGCGTTCTACGACGTGGCGAGTACCTTACAGCAGCGACAGCATTTTGCTTACGCGCATCGGTGATATCTGTTTCATGGGTGGCAACGTGAAATTCAACAGTAGCGGGCAGAACAATTACACGAAGGCTCAGGAGAAGCTCCCCGAAGGGTATCGACCCGTCATCGTCAATACGCCCGTGGCCGTTTTCGGTGGTGAAACGACATTCATCTGTTACGGCGAGGCCAATGGCACCGTCACGATGCTTGGCAATCCGAACAGCGCGTACGCGGGATGCACCGGCGTATGGAGGACCGCCGACCCGATGCCCGCCGCATAGCTTCGGGACACTGGCTCAGGCGGTTGCACTGTCTTGCAGTGACCCCACGGGTCATAGCGCGTATGAGACGGTCATGCCGAACGCGTTCGTGCCCTGCGTGCCGCCCTGATTGGCGTAGGTCATGGTTCCGTTCGCGTTTACGTTGATGATCTTCTGGTTGGCGCCGTCGCGTCCGCCGTAGGAGAAGTTCAAGTTCATCGGGGGACGCCATCCTTCGGGCAGAGTGCCGAACGTGCCGTTGTTCCACGAGCCGGAGGCCGACGACTTCCAGTCGATTCGCAACGTCACCATCGGCCCGGACCTATAGCCATTGACGGTGCCGTAATTGCCACTGATGAGGGTCGTGACATCGGTGCGGGTTAGGGAAAACTATTGCCTGTTCCAGATTGCGATCCAGCTTCCGAATGTCGCGACCCTCCCGCACCAGCGGTTGTCTTTGGTGTTCCACAGGCGGAAGCGTATCTGGTTTACGTCGCTGGTATCCCAACGTTGTGCGGTGTACTCGCCGGCCTGGCTGAAACCAGTGCCGAACGGGCCGATCGTGTAGGCCGCGTAATCGGCTTTCTTCCCGTTTGGGGATTGGACGTTGATGTAGAATGTGCCGTCATCATTCGTGGTGACGGTATGGCCTCCGCACAGAATATACGGCATTCGGGTTAGGGAATCCCGTTCAGGCTATTAGGGCTCGTTCCCAGAGGCGTTGCGCGTCTCTCAAAGCCGTGATGTCCGGTTTGAGGTAGTACTTCGCGGTGGTTTTGATGTCGCTGTGGCCGAGCATTTTGCTCACGATGGCGATGTCAGCCCCGGCGGCCAGAGTGTTCGTCGCCCATGAGTGGCGCAGGTTGCGTGCGGGCACATGCGGCAGATCATGCCGCTTGCAGTAGGCCTTGTATTGGCGTGCGGCTTGCGGCGGGGTGAGGGTGCCGATGAGTCGGCCCCCCTCGCGTGGCCTGAGCTCGCGCAATCGTTTGACCGCGAAGCGCGGCAACGGGAGCGTGCGGCGGGACAGTTCGGTTTTCGGCGGCACGACGGCCTCATGCCCGGCGACCCATTGCAGGCCGCGCTCCACGTGCAGGACGCCGCGCCGCAGGTCGAGGTCGCCCCATTCGAGCCCGTATCCTTCTTCGGTGCGGAGTCCGCATGAGACGGCACAGATAAGCCACGCCTCAAGCAGATGACCGTAAAAGCCCCGCAACAGCGTGCGCTGCTGGCGGATGGTCAATATTCGCGGCTCGTAATGAGGTTTGGCCGGCAGTTGGATGTCGCGTCTGGTGATGTCCACGTCCAACAGGTTCCAGCGGATAGCCCGCCTGAGTATCGCGCGCAATACGGCCCATGCCTTGCGCGCCGCGCCAGCGCTGTCGAAACATGCGAGCCACTTGTCCACGAGCTCCACGCTTATTGCGCTCATGTCCATGCCACCGAAAACCGGCATGACATGCAGACGCCAAGCGGACTCGTAGCCGACCCACGTGCTCTCACGTAGATTCCGCGTGCAATGCGGCCAAAACCGGTCGTTCCAAAACTCTCGTAACAGCATTTTCAACCTCCAAAACCCACACGCCCGTTGGCCTATCCAACGGGGACGAACGTGTGGGTTTTACCCACCGTAAAGGAGCTTTCCCATGTCTTTGCTCACTCACGTCGTCGATTGGCTCGTGCCTTTTATCTGTGGCGGCGTGGCCACGGTTTTGGGCCTGATGTGGCGATGGGGCAAAGCCATGGTCAACGGGCTGCGCGAGCTCCTGCTGTGCCAGTTGGAGGACCTGCGCCGGGAAATGGTCATCGAGCACGACGGAGTGGCGGACGAAGACCTCAAATCACGCAGTCAACGCCTCTACGACAGCTACCACAGCCTGGGCGGCAACGGGCACGGGACATCGCTCAACAATGACATCCAATCCGCGCCGATAGCGCCACGACAGTCCTGACCCACGACCGTGGGCCACAAACAATATCCATCCCAGAGAAAAGGGAAACATGGTCAACAATTTGAAACGTCATCCCAAGCCCTCGCTGCCGGACGAGCTTCGCCCGGACGTAGCCCCGGAAACCATAACCGAATCCATTAAGGAGGAGTAATAATCATGACCCAAATCCATATCAGCATCAGGAAGCCGAAGACCGGCGGCCTGGACCCGGTCACCGGCCTGATGCGATTCCGTCCGGTACGTCGCCATTTCGACGCGGACAAGAACCTCATCATCGCGGCCTCGTTCGACGCGGACCTGTCCGAAAGCGGCGAGCTGACGGTTGACCTGCTGCCCACGACTAGCGCGTTTGTTTGGCAGGTCATCGAGTTGGCGGACACGCCGCAGGCGTACACGCGCTACGTCGAGGTGCCGGACTCCAAGACCAAGGTCGAATACGCCGACCTCGTGGAGGTTGACGCGGGCACGTTCGTCCCGAAGGACATGCAGGGCTCCCAATTGCTGAAGGTTCGCCACGCTTCCACCCAGTCGGAGGCTGAGACGCTTTCCGCCCGATACCCGGATGCGGTGGTGCTCTTCGACGAGACCGCCACGACCATGAAGGCCGCTATGGCCATGAGCACGTTGGAGTCCATCACGGCCGAAGCGCAGACGAACGCCGCGTTGGCTAGGAGCGCCATGCTGAGCGCACAGTCCTCGGCTGATTCCGCGACCGCCACCCAGTCCGACCTTAATATCCTCGCGTCGAACGCCAACACGTTGGCGGCTAGCGTCGCCAATGATTCGCAGACCGTGGCCGACACCGCCAACGCGGTTGCGGCGAAGGGCGAATCGGCTATCGCCACCATCGATTCGACGGTGCAGGCGGTCAAGGACAAGGCGGAGGCTGCGACCACCGTACTGCCTTCCACCGGCACCACCGAAGGCACCACCGACACCGGCACCACCGAGGAAACCACGGAGGAACCCGGCAAGGACTCCACGCCAGCCAAGGCCAAGAAGGCCACCGTGAAGGGAGCCTGACCATGCCAGCCTTTTACGCCGGCAAACGTGTCGGCAAACCGTTGATGAGAGGCCACACGTACAACGCCATGTTCAACGGCAAGCTCGTGTGGCCCCTCGACAAGGACACGGTGGTCTCCATCGAGATCACGGATGATAAGGGCAAGCCGCTGCCCAAGTCGCTGGCCGTGTCCGGCACCCTGAAACTGGGGGCGAAGGCCACGTATGCGGACGGTCATGTTGGCGACCTGCTGACCACCAAGAACGTGACGTTCACAAGCCGGGACACTTCCACCGCCACGGTTTCGGGCAACACGCTCACGTGGCGGCATGGCGGAACCATATTGGTGACGGCCACGGTCAACGGTTTCACTTCCGCCGCCGTGTCCATCAGCGCGGCCTACGCGCCCGAGTCCATCAAGGTCACGGACGATTCCGGCAAACCCATCGACAACATCACCCTGCGCGTCGGCGAGAGCAAGAACCTCAAGGTGACGATCCTGCCCGATACGGCATCGCAGGAGTATACGGCATCCATCAAGGATGTGAGTCTCGCATCAGTCAGACAACAGTAAGGGGCAATATCATGCCAACAACAACAGCGTTTAGGGGGGGGGGCTAGTGTCCGCGCCCTCAAGGAGGGCGACACCTCCATCACCATCACCGCAGGCAGCATCGTAAAGACCATCCCGGTCAGTGTATGGGGAAACAAATGGGTGCTGCCCACCCTGCCCGCCACGCGCAACGGAATCACGTTCACCGCGGCCGGCGACGGCATGGTACACGCGAAGGGCACAGCGACCGACTGGGCGACCATCCTCGTCACCCAGGACCTGCCGGCCGGCGAGTACACGCTCGAACACACGCTCGCCGACGGTGTCGGCCCGTTCTGCGAGCTCAAATCCACGGACGGCAGGATCGACCTGTTCTCGCATGGCACGGTCAAGGCGACGCTCCCGGCGGGCGACTACCAGATGCTCGTCAGTGTCTCGCCCGGCAAGACCGTGGACGCAACCATCACCCCAATTCTCAGGAAACTCAACTAAGGCCCCGATATCGGGGCCTTCACCATAAAAGGAGGCCCCAATATGGGCGCACTATCAATAACCGGTATCAAACCGGGGTCCACGAGTCTGAAACTGACCGCCGGCAAGATTACGAAAACCGTGCCGATTACCGTATTGTCGCGTAACCTGCTGTCCTACGGTCCCGCCGAGGGCAACGGGTTGACCGCCACCGTCAACACTGACGGGTCATTGCATGTCACCGGCACCGCCACCGGTCAATGGCGTGGCCTGTCGTGGACGTTCCCATGCCCGGTACAGGGCACCGTGAAACTCAGCGGCACTAGTATCGCCGGTTTGAGCTTCAACATCAAGTGCCTCGACGCCAAGGGGCAGCAACTGGGAGCCCAAATGAACTTGGGTAACAGTGTCATGGCAATCCCTGCCGGCACCGTCAGCCTGTTCCTCAACGTCATCTCCGCCGAGGCCACGCCCACCGCGAAGGACGGCGACCTCAGAATCCAGTTGGAATACGGTACTACCGCGCACGAGTGGATGCGACCCGACAACACAAGCCTTAAGGGGGGGGGTTATGAATTAGCGAACCTGTATCCGCGTGTCACCGGACTGCCTAAAACATTAGGCACCGACCCGGGTGTTATGGTCACGGAACCATCGCCGGGCACGTACCGGTTCAAAGGCTCCACCACACAAAAGGTTGACTCGTGGGATAGCCTGACATGTTCCGTCCATGTGGACGCGGGCACGTACACGCTGGACGCCTCCGACTGGCCGTATGACAGCAGCTCATGGTTGATTGGCATCCAGTCCACTCTCACCCCCGATGACGGCAGCGGACAGACAATCGCGTTCGAACCTAAGGGCTATGGGCCGCGCCCCTTGAAGGCCGGGACGCTGCGCCTCAATATATTCGTCAACACCACGGGCGAGGTCGATAAGACGTTCACTCCCCGCCTGTACAAGATCGACTGATTCTAGCCCCACACCATTCCGTGTGGGGCTTTTCCATTGACGGCCCCGAGTGGGCCGTGACAATCCTGACCCACGACCGTGGGCCACAAACAACAATCCATCCCGAGAAAGGGGAAAACATTGGTCAATAACAAGGACAAGCCGTGGTGGAAGCGTCTGCTCGCCAAGGGTACCGCGCTGGCAGCCGCCGTGTGCATGATGCTGCTTCCGGCGACCGCGCACGCGGACATGCAGGGCATCGACGTGTCCAACTGGCAGTGCGGCATCGACATCGCCAACACGCAGGCCGACTTCGTTGTCGTCGGCACCACGTGGGGCACGGGACAGGTGTACAACAACTGCTTGGTGTCCGGCGTCAACACGGACGCCAACCGCATGATCGCCCAAGCGCAGGCATCCGGCAAGAAATTCGGTCTCTACCATTACGCGATGGGCGGCAACCCGGAGGCGGAAGCCCAATTCTTCTATCGCAACACGTCGAACTATTGGCGTCACGGCATCGTGGCGCTCGACTGGGAGATGGACGACAACCCCGCATGGGGCGATTGGGATTGGGTACGCCGATTCATGGCGGAGTGCGAACGGTTGAGCGGCGGTGTGCGCCCATTGCTGTACACCGGCCCGGTCGCCGGCATCATCCCGCAGGACATCCGCGACCGATACGGTTTGTGGATCGCACAATACGCGAACATGAGCCCGACCGGCTATCAGGCCAACCCGTGGATGATCGGCGCATACGGCGAGGCCATGCGCCAGTACTCCGGTACCGGCGTGGTCAACACGTGGAGTCCCATCGACCTCAATCTGTTCCGTGGCGAGGCATGGCAGTGGGATTTGTACGCCAACCCCACCGGCTCCACAGCCCCGGCCCCGGCAACGCCCGCGCCCGCACAGCCGAACACTCCCCCGGCCGACACCAACACGGGTGGCATCAGCCACGTCATGCAATGGGGAGAAACCATCTGGGGACTCGCCGTAGCCTACAACGCATGGCCCCTGTCCGCATGGCACACGCCAAGCGGTGACATCAACCGCTACTACGTGGGCGACGTCGTAACCTACGGCGGCGGCACCACAACCGCGCCGTCCCACGGGGTCTCCAAGGTCCTCCAATGGGGCGACACCGTATGGGAGTTCGCCACCTCCCACGGCTACAACGTCAGCCAATGCACGGTACCCTCCGGCAACATCAACGTCTACTATGTGGGCGACGTGGTGACCTGCCGCTGAGACTCAACAGATGCCGCCACCCGCTTGACCGGGTGACGGCATCACCCCATCATCATCCCTTATTGATCGGAGCAAACATGACCGACAGCAAAAACACGACCGACACCGGCGAAACGCTTCCCGGCGTCGATGTGAGCGACTGGCCCGAGACGGCCGACGTCACCCATGACGTGCCCGACTGGCTCATCCCCAGCCGCGTCTACGACATCCTCAAATGGCTGGGCCTCATCGTCCTGCCCGCACTCGCCCTGTTCGTGGGCACGGTCGGCCCCGCATGGGGCTGGACTCACGTGGACGCGATAGTTATCACGCTCAACGCGCTCGGCATCCTCGCCGGCGCGCTCATCGGCGTCAGCGCCATCAAACAACGCCTCGACCGCGCCGCATAA